GTTTTGTTTCTTCTTCAACATCTTTCAACTTCTTCTGAAGATCCATTAATTTATCAGTAGCATCAGAAACACTCTTAATCAACTGTCCAGCAACTTCATAAGCTCTAGGCATTTCACTTTCTTGTGCTAATTCAAGAATACCATTAATTGCTTCTTGACCTTTTTCAATTATAGAATATAAATTACCCCTTGTATATTCATAATCTTTGGTAATATCATCTTGAGTAAGTCTATCTGGTTTTTCTCTATCTACACCAACAACAACTTCACTTTCATCTACCGCAATTTCGGTGGGGGTAATATTAAAAGTTTCATCCAATTTTTTCGTCATCTTCATTATAATTTAATCCCAACTGCCATCAAATCCAAAATCATCTCCAGTCTCAATTAGAACATTATCAGCGGCAGTTATCTTACCAACATTAGCACCAGCAACATGACCAACTGCTGTAGTACCATCTTGTCCTCGGAGAACTGTAAGTTTATTTCCAGTCTTCTTGTCAACATACAGCTCTTCATTATCAATTACAATATATGTATTTTCTGGAATATTAGTGGCATCATTAACTTCAATATAAGCATCTGCTAAACTTATATCATTAGTAAGATTAGTTGCAATATCTCCATCATAATTCTTCGTTGCTCTAGGAGTAACAGAGTATGTAAGATCTCTTCCTCCAGTTCTAGAATCTGCACCGGAAGAATCTGCAGCAATATATCCAATAGCAACTTTCTTAATGATATCACCACCAGCAGTAGATACGGGACCAAACAGATAAGTCTTTGCTGTAAATCTTAAAGTATATAATAATACTCTTCTAGTACTAAAGTCACCCTCATAATCATCAGTCATAGTAATATTATCTAAAATCACAGGAATATCTCTTTTCTCTCCAAGTGATTCTACAAGATCAACTGTTACACTATATGCTGGTTGAAAATAAGGTACTATCTGCTCCACCATTTGTAAAGCATCATCATTTAATTTTGTCATAATAGCAAGTTCAAATTGCATATTATACGGAACCGGCATATATGTCTTTTTCTCTACCGATTTATCAGCACTACTCCCTGCAAGAAAAGTTTGAGTAGTTGTTACTTTTCTACTGGGGTCATATGTCATTCCAATAAATTCAAATGACATTCTTGGTAATGTCATTTGAACAGATTTATTCAAATTGGGAGATTGCTCAAGCCTTGCTAAAAACTTTTGAGTAGGACCATATGCAAGAGGTACTTTGATTACACTTGTTGTATTGTCATCACTATCCGTATGCTTGATAGTTATCCCATTAAATAACGTACCAAAAGAAATAATAGTTTTTCTTAATATTTCGTGATAAAAATACTCAAACATTATTCAACACTTTTAATAGCTCTATTTATGGATTTCCAAAAGGATTACCCTCAGAGAAATCTAATATTGCATCTGCTGCTGTCTCAATATTATCATTATCTGCAAAAGGAGTTACAACATCATCTGTATTATAAACTCTAAGTTTTCTAGTTGCACCACTTTCTGATCCAGTAAGTGTTTCTCCAACTATAAATGATCCATCAACTATCTTAACCGTTAATATAGAAGTTGAAGTATCCCAACTATTAACAAGTGCAGTTACACTACTACTAGATCCAGTAACAGTTTCATTAAGAATATAATCACCACTACTAGAAGTGTCTGGTGAAGAAAGTGTTATAGTAGGTGCAGGACTACTAGTTCCAAGTACATATCCATGTCCAGCATCTACTATTCTAATTGATGTAACTATACCAGCAGAACTGATAATTGCAGTACCCTTCGCCGTATGTATTCCAAGGGCCACATCAACATAATTCTTATCAGCAGCCGAATTACCTATTGATATTGTTGGTGGAGTAAGATATCCACCACCACCATAGGTAACTCCAATACCAGTAACAATGCCCGAATTAGCAATACCAAATTCAAAGTTTGTTGTAGCAATACCAACATTAACTGCTACTTTACTCATGAAAATTGAACCAATTCCAATTGAGGACACATAAGTACCTGTTTGAATAAAGTTACCAGTCAGAGCAGTACCATAAACATCACTATGACCAATAGCCAACCTAACCCTATCTCCAACAATAATATTCGTTGTTCCAATACCCGTAATAATATCTGATCCAATACCCAAAGTTCCTTGAGTTTGAACAGAAGTGAATCGCATATGGCAAGTACCTAATGCCCTAAACGCCTCATCTCCTCCACCCGGAGATTCAATGGTTATAGTGGGAGTATCTTTATAACCATATCCACTATTTCCAATAGAAATTGCAGTTACCGTTCCGCCAATAGAAATAGTTGCTGTTCCTGTAGCTCTTACTTGTGCGGTAGAACCAGAGAACGTAAGTAAAGGTGGAACCGTATATCCAACACCAATAGTTGCTCCTGTTCCAGTAGCCCATGGATCTGAAGTGGAATTAAATCCAACAGCAGTAACAATACCTGTTATAGGATGAATAGTAACAATACCAACTGCTGCTATTGTTACTGGATCATTTCCATATCCCGATGTACCTGTTGTAATTGCTACTGTAGGTGCAGTTGTATATGCTCTACCAGTAGTGCTAAACGCTATAGATGATGCATCAATTGAAGATCCTGACAATGCAACTGTTGCAGATGCACCAGAAGCAACAGGTGCTGAAAATGTTATCGTTGGAGCACTTGTATAGAATTTACCTTCAGATCCAATAGCAACACTCTTTACTGTTCCTCCCGTAAGAGAATATGTATCTAATGTTGCTGTTGCAGTCGCAACATTTCCAGTTCCTGTAGGTAAAGCAAATGTAATTCTTGGAGCTCTCTTATAAAATACTCCTCCAGTTGTCCCTCCTGGGTATAAGTATTCGACAGCGCCCGTATCAATAGTTGCAGAAATAACACTTACCCCCGCTCCAATTGGACTCTTAATAGTAGCAGTTGCTGCAGCACCTACATGTGTTGGAGTCTCAAAGGTTACTGTAGGTGCCGTTACATACCCTCCACCTGCCGTAGAAATCGTTACGATACCAACTGCACCAGTTGATGCAATACCAACCGTTGCAGCTGCTCCTACGCCCGTCTCATGAATAAATGCAATACCAGGAGCAACAGTATACCCAATACCCGGATTTCTTATTTCAACACCCTGAACTTTCTTACCCTTAACTCCATCACAATCAATAATATCACTAATTAAAGTCGCGATTCCTACTGCATCTGTTCCTCCAGATGGTGCTGATGAAATAGCAACTCTTGGTGCTGTAGTATAGTTATATCCTCTATTTTCTACAGTAATAAACCTTACTGCTTTATTAACCACTCCAGTATATGCAGTGGCAGTAGAAGCAGTTCCTACCATAGTAAGAGATTGAATGTAACCTTTATCAACTACATTATCATCAATATCTTCAATACCAACATCAACCACCTCATCTTCATATCTAAAGAGTTCGCATCTCAATTCATAAACATAATTCTTTTGAAGTTGATAGAATGGTTTTTCATGCTCTACAAATTTAATTTCAAATAAACGATCTCCTAATGGAAACCAAATTAAATCTCCCTCTTTTGGTCTAGTTGATAATTCTATATTAGGTATATTCTTAATGAGGGGAGATATATAACTTTCATATCTTTCTTGGGAAATAACAAGAACAAGATCATCAAGATCTTGAATTCCAAATTTAGACATGATGGTTCCTAAACCTTCATATCCCTCATAATTATCTACATATGCTTCCAAAGGATAAGCATCCGTAAATTTAGATTCAATTACCTCTTTTATTATTGTATTTTTTGTTATATATTGTCTGGGTATATAATATATCTCTACGCCATACATGCGTAGTTGTTCATTCACCAAATCTTGAATAAGATTCTGTTCTGTTTTAGACCCTTGCTGAAAATATGGATTAAGTACCATAGCACTAACCTATCATATCTAAAGGTGGAAGTTCATAAGTACTAGACATTCTCTCCCTAATTCGTTCTATTTCTTTTTCACCATCATCATATATTTGTCTTCCATTTAATTCCACACCACCTGGAAGTTTTACTCCACCAAACTTAATTAGATTTTGACCCCACTGCCTTTTTAACAATGCAGTAAAATAAAGTTTTAAGAAAGAATCATTCCAAACCCTTGAAAAATCATTTGGATCAACAAGTCTGTAACAATCCATAATAATATAATCATTCTTTGCCATACTTCCCCAATCAATATCAAGATATAATCTATCCATTCTTTGATTAAATCTTATTTGTTTTTGGGTTGTTAATAAAAATTCAATATCCTCAAGATAAGTTTTTACCATTGCATAAGTTAAAATTTCAGTAGATCCCCAATAGTAAATATCATTCAAAAACATCTGATATTTAACACTAAACATATTATTGGTAACAGTATTAGTACCATCAAAGTGAAATATCTTTGTTACTCCAATAACAGAAGGTGGAACTTGAAAATAATTACTATTCTCTTCCCAATCAAAATCTATCGATGTCCCATCAATAGTTGTGGTAGCCGTTGTAGTAGTTATTCCTGCAGTATTACTACCACCTCTTGCTCTTCCCCTATCAATATCATCTTGTGTGATTTTATATTTTAAAAATGCTTGAGCTACGCCATCAAAGTGCCTCTCATGGAAATATTGGAGAGCATCATCTAAAAGATCTCCTACTTGCTCCTCGGCAACATTAATTTCTAAGACAGGAGCACCCAGCTGCCTTTTAGCATAATCAATTAATTCGGACCTGGTACTAGGCTGAGACATCTATTTAGTATATTTAAATTATTTATGGTGCTGAAGCAATTCCCGCTTTAACAAGAACATTTCCCGAAGCAATGGTATATACAGTAGAACCAGAACTCACTAAAATATTATGCACATATCTACCTTCATTTAATGATCTCGTATCTGCTGTAGTTAAAGAACTAATAAACTTACCATTAGCAGCACTTGAAAATCCTACTCTAAAAGTTGCTACAGCACCTAAAGTAGCTCCTACAGCAACACTTCTTGCCATTTGAGCAGATATTGACCATCCAGTAAAATCAAAAGAAGAACTATTTACATCTGTTATTTCATAATTATCTCTATAATTTGCTCCAGTATTAACTACTAAATTAACACCTTGAGAAGTTCCTGCATTGGGATCAAATTTAAATGAATGAGTTGCCATTAGATACTCCTCTCCGCTAATCCTTTAAGTAAAGATTTAATTTCATCTAACTCTGTTTTAATAGAATCAAAATCATTCTCTAGATCTCCAATCCTGTCACGTTCCTTTTCTTGAAATTTCTTTCTAGAAAGATATGAATCATACTCTAATTTATTATCATTAATGATAGCTTTTGTGGTAGAATCTCTAAAAAGAGAACTATCCCCCTCAACT